GAATGTTTCTTGATATGCGCACAAAACTCAGATCCAATTTCAAAGAGGGAATCCATATACACTCCGCCAAATCGGTGTAAAATCTCGTATCGCGCTAGATCAGCAACTTGTGCGAATCTAGACTGACCGATATCCTCACCAGTTTCAATGGCAGTTTTCATATAGTACCAAGTTAATGGAAAGTTTTCGAGCGTCAGTTCTGTGTTCGTCCATAATTTATATGCGAACCCGTTCTCTTCGGCTACTTTTTTGACTCCAGCCATCAAATTGTATCGCACACTCGTTTTCGCTAATGGAGTCCCAAACCAAATCTGGTGAATTACCGGAGTTATAACCTTATGGTATTTGAGATAGGGTTTCTCATGGAAGTAGTGTTCGCGCTCAAGTTTCCGTAACGATGATCCTTTATTTTTATAGATCTTATTGCAGATATCCTGAGTCGCTTTATAGAACTGCAACTGTTCCTTCTTTTCAGAAAGTTCAGAAGCACTCAAAGTATGTCCTCCAGTAAAAAACTTAGATTCTGGAAATCGCTCTTTCACCATGCGGTGAACCTTACGATGATGAGCGTGTCCGTATTCTCCTGAAGCATTATGCGTCAAAACTAACTTCCATTCCTTTTTTGTAAGTTCATCAAGCGCTTTTTCAAAGACTGAACCGTCATAGAGTGCATCGGCTTCCTCGTCTTCTTCTACATATTTATCTTCTACATCAAACATCACAAACTTTGTCACGGCAGCATAAGACATAGTTCTGAAAAATTCGCGAGAACGTACGGGATTGTTTATGTTGGTCGAACAAACCACAAACCATCCTGTTTGTAACATTAAATTAAATCCACCCCAAAGAACTTCGTCATCGGGATGGGCGACGACAAGTAATTTGTCGACTTCCATTATCTATGTATTAGAGATCCTTTAGTTTGAGTCGGATACTTGAAGTTTAGTTGGAGTCGGGTACTTGAACTTTAGTTCGAGTACGCTAGGCCACCCATTCCGGACATGACGCGGAGAATGTTGTAGTTAATCGCGTATACGCGTACATCATATGTATTATCAACGACCTCATTCATAGTTACATTACCGCTCATGCTCATTACGATAGTAGCCGTATCAATGCGCGAGAAGTTGCAAGTGCCTGAAGGCTGGTGCTCCTCGGGGCGCAGAGCAAAAGAGTACAAGTAAATACCGGCCTGGTGAATTGGAAGAGTCGTCGAAGACTGAACGGACGCACAAAGACCAGTGTGGTGCTGGTAGGCCTGCACTGCGTTGAAGTAGTCGCCATATCGCTTGGATAGACGGTCCTGGCCGTTAATCTGTAGGTGCTGCTCAAAAACGGCATCAATATCGTATGTGAATGGCTGTAGACGAGTTGCCGAACGGCGGTTGCCCTGTGCAAGCTTACAGTTTATGTACTCGGAAGGCTGGACAACCCATACAAGCTCCTTGACTGGGTGGTTGAAGGTGAGGTCAATGCGGTTGTTGTAGGATGAAATACCCTTGTCCTCGTTGTACTGCGTCTGCTCAATGAGGTACTCGTGGGACTGCTGAGCCATACGACGGCGCTCCTCAGTATCGAGATAGATGTAATCTACATAAATCGCAGCCTGAATTGGCTGGGTAGGGAATGAGACACCGCTTGAACCATCGGCAAAGTTATTTGTAAAGTTTCCCTTAATAAAATCAACCGAGTTCCACTGGAGATCAATCTTGACCTCATGGTACTGTAAGGCAATAAGTGGTAGGGCAGCACCAGGGTTGCGCGTGTAGAAGAAGGTGAGTGGGATGTATAGAATATTGGGTAGTGACTGGTGTCCCGAGTTTCCAGCACCGGTGTTGCAGACGGTAGAACCATCCGTAAGTGTTACCGTTGTATTTAATACATTCGTGTTGCCATTAATATCATTCGTGTAAGCCTGGGAAACCGCACCGGTTACATTAGGACCAGCGCCAACCATGTTCCAAAGCTTCTTGGAAGTAGTTAGATCGCTGGACAGAGCATCCCATAAATATAGCCACTCACCGTACAAACGGTCGATCGCCTGTCCGCCAATGTTGAGTTCTACATACTTGATAAGATTGTAACCTAGACGACCCTGATCGTTATTGAATAGTCCAGTGGGCATGACAACTTCTAGGTAAGTTGTGTATAGGAGATCGGCATGGCGACCTAGAACGGCTGAATGCTTAGTACCCCAAGCAGCCTGGCCAGTAAAATTCACGCGAAAAGGCTCCATCGCGAAGTTGGTGTGGCGCTTGAACAGACCCTTCCAGAAGGTAATCTGAGGATTCCCGGAAAGGTATGCATCTTGGGCGCCGTAGGCTACTAATTGAAGCAATCCTCCCCCCATTTGTCTTTATATGTTCCTTACACTCTTTTTTTCTGAAAATGGATTACGAGAAAATGGATTTATTCGGACTCAGACTAGTTAAAGTATAAATGAACAAGTACGACCGTGGGAAGATTTATAGAATTGTTGCTGCAGATGGCACCCAATACATTGGGAGTACAATTGATACACTTATGTCAAGATTCGGTAATCATCGGAGGATGTACACTTCTTGGAAGGCTGGGAATGTAAAAAGACCTTGCGTGACAACACAACTCTTTGATAAATATGGGGTTGAAAACTGTAATATCGAATTAATAGAAATCTTTCCGTGCGGGTCTAAAAAAGAGTTAGACCAGCGCGAAGGTGAGATAATAAAGGCAAATAATTGTATAAATAAAGTTGTAGCTGGAAGATCAGGGGAAGAATATCGCAAAGACAAAAAGGAAGAACTTAACCAAAAAAGTAAAGCTTACTACGAAGAAAATAAAAGTAAAGAAATTGAAAGAGTTCAGAATTATTATAGACAAAATACAGAAGCTCGTAAACAATATGCTACAATTCGGGAACAAAATTTCACAGATGAAGAAAAACAAATACGAAAAGATCAAAAAAAGAAATGGAGAGAAGAGAATGTAGAGAAGATTAAACATCAAAAACGCAAGTGGAATGAAGCTAACAGCGATAAAATAAACGCTCGTAAACGCGAACTACGATTAAACGAATCTTAACCTCTACTTGCGACGGCGCTGAGTCTTTCCTCCTTTGCGTCCACGGCGGCGTCCAGCTACCGCGGGACTTACTGGGGAAGTAGACGGAGAAGCCGTGGGTGAAGTGGGAGAATCACCGCCCTTGTGCTTCTTGTACGACTTCTTAGCCTCTAGAATCACCTTCTTTAGGCCATCACCCTTCTTGTAGGTGCCGCGGCTCTTCATTGTCTTCATCGTGCGCTTGACATGCATGAGCCACTTGTTTGCCATTTTGTTTTAAGGTATAGATTTTATACTACAACATCATAGATCGGGCTCGTTTTACGCATGGGCTGAAAAGAAACTGAAGGATCCGGTAAAGTGGGTTTCTTGAACTTTTTGGGACGCAGAGGTCGTAGTGGAGCTGGTTTTAGGACTAGACTGTTCTCCTGGAACTCGCCAATATAGTTTTCCATTGCTGTATCGACGGATCCATAATTCATCATAATCCACTGGCATCCGTAAGAAAAGAGGATTTGGGGATTAAAATTGACCAAGTCATCCCCAATATCGGGAACAACCATGGTAATATGGTTACGGTTATTGTTAATTAATTCATCCGAATCATGAGGCTGCGAGGCTTGAGTGTAAGTCAATCGCCTTAAATGAGATGTAGCCCAAGAAATATTGATGAGTTCTTCCATGAGAGTTCCTTTCACTTCGCCACCCGAAACAATAACAAGTTTGCGCTGGAGATTGCACACTGGCTCTACCACCAAATTGCGGCGCTGATAACTGTATTCGGTATCAAGTAAATATGGTCGGCAAGTTGTTTTGAGTATTTCGGCACATGCATTCAAAACGGTCGTTTTGTTCGTATGAAACACCAAGCTTAAAATGAATGGATCAGACGATACGGGGGAAGTGACAGAGTTGAAAGCAGTATTGCCCAAAGCTACACAACAAGCTTCAAAAGGGACAGTATTATAAGCGTAATCTGTTCCAAGGTTCTGATTTTTCAAACCAACAACCGGTTTATCAGATTCATCAGCATACACATCCAGTTCTATCATTCGTGCACCCGATTTTACAACTAGTGGAATAATCTGATCGGACACATAATCATAAATCTTGGCGCCTGGAAACACTGAATATGAAGAAGCCGCTACAAAGAAATCACACAGACGGTAAGCCGGCGTTTGTGGGCATCCTAAAGGTGCAAGTTTTGTAACCTTCTCGTAGGCTGCAAAGTTTGGTTTCGCAGAAGCCAAAGCTTTAGATTCGGATGGCGTGAATGATAAGTACAACCAATAGCCGATTACGACGATTAGTAGTGCTATTAGAGGTGCTGACAATGAGAACCAGTCCATTGTTATTTAGTCCACGAATTAATAGATCCAATTACAGCCCATAGAAGAACAATCATAAAAGCAGCGACTGTTCCTATAATAATGTATTCTCGAGCACCCATTAATAAGTATACCACGAATTAATAGCCACAAAAAAACAATAGACAACTGCTCCAATACATGCCAAAACTGATATTACAACAACATATTCGCGCCAACCCATTTGTGATTATATACGAAAGAGAGCTCCACGAAAGCCACGCACAACTTCATCGGGAACTCGTTTCTTCATTGGGATACCCAATAAACAGCAGTAATGAAAGTATAGACTGTACATTCCACACTCCGAGTTTTCATACTGGTGACGAGTTTTATTGTAGGTTGTAGCCATTGGCTTGGAATGAATGTTCGTAGCATCCCACGCCGTCTTCCATCGTTTCATTAAATGTATAATTTCTTTTGAGGGTCGATCAGCATACGAATCAAAGAAAGTTATACGGGGAAAAACTAGTTCAGGACGAATATCGCAATACAGGGCAATCCAATGTTGACCCGGACCAGTACTGACATCAGTATTAAATACTATTCCGATACGGCGATATCCTTTCTTATACAATCCTTCAATATTGAGCGAACACAGCGAGTTTACAATACACGATCCGGTCGCTGACTCTTTTCCAAAATCTATAGGGACCGTTCCCACATAATAATAATCTGAAAATACAGTGGCAAACTGTTTCTCGACAGCATCGATATCGACAGACGATAACCATTCTTCAGGGTTACCTTTCCAGGCCTCGGGAGCCTTTGGTTTGGTAAGTAATGAATTGATTATACATTCTGCTGCACCCGAATCACATTGGTCGTGAAGTCGTTTTTGTATGTTCTTCCATACTGTTTGAGCGTTTCCTTTAGGGATAGATTGCTTGTGTTCTTTATTATACACTTTACGCAGATTCTCGATTTCTATCTCGTCGAAGAACATTATATTGAAAATGGATAAGTTTCTTAAAGCCTTGGAATCATCTAAGAATGGAAGAGGCAATTAAAGATCTAAAACGATGTGTGAAACAGTATCGTGAGGTAGACAATGAGCTTCGTGAACTCAATACTGAAGTGTATGCTAAGCGTGAGGCTCGTAAGATTGTCGAGATGGAACTCGCTGACCTAATGAAGGTTGAAGAGTTTCGGGATTTTCGTAAACTAAAGATTGAAGAGGATGGATCAACTATCACGGTTCAGCGGCCTCAGGAATGGTCAAAGCCTTGGTCTCTATCAAAGAAGGATCTTAAGGATCTGCTTGAGCGCTACTTCAATTCAACAAATGTCCCAAGTGCTGAAAAATGCTTAGAGTTCATTCTAGAGGCTCAAAAGACGAAGCTTGTTTCGTCAGAGTTCAGTTTCACTCGGGCTGTTCCTGAAGAAGATTAGCTAATAATAATGTAATGGAAGATTCTCCTATAGAAATCAATGCTTTAGAACCAATAGGACGAAGATCTGCAAGAAAATCAACTCCTTCAGCTAAAAAACTTGAAGATATAGCTGCTAAATCCGAAATAAAAACTAAAAAGATTGCAAAAGCAAAAGATAAAGATTTGGCAACAAAAATTAAGCAAACACTTTTTCAATTAAAACGATCTATTTATGATCCGCCTAAAGATGTAGCTTGTTATGATAGAAGCGCAATTGTTATGGCAAGGTATCTGTTTGGAGAAGAAGCAGTTGAACTTTTTAATAATGGATTGAAAGATGAAACTGGACAAATAATTATTAAAGGAAAAAAACGAGTTCGTAAGATTTGGGAATTAGCTACTCCAACATCTCAGTGCACGAATGTTATTGGCGAATGGAAGAAAGGAATACCATGCTGGATTTGTGGAACGGATATTGTTTCAGGGACAGTTTTAGGAGGTGTTAAAGGTAAGAGGACAAGACCACTATCTATAGACATACCAAGTGACGACGAATCTGAAACTTCGGGGATTGGAACCGAACCTGCATGCGAACACATCCTTCCAATCGCCCAAGCTAGGTTTTTCCTAGATTTATACGACCCAAAAATTGAGAATGTTACAGCTGGAAAAACGAAAGCTCTAAAACTTGAATATGAATGGGCACATCAGTATTGTAATATGGTAAAAAGTGATGACCAGTATATTCAAAATATCGGATCGTATGATGAACCAGTATGGGAAGTTGACCAAAATATGATTGCACTTAATTTAGGTAAGATTTATCAAAACTTTGACAATTCTTCATATCAAGCGCGATTCAATGAAGGCAAGGAGATCATTAAAGCCAATATCATGAAGGATTATTTAACTGAGAGAAATTGGAAGTCTCAGCGCTTACAGTTTATGACTGATCGAGTTCAAAAGATTGTGGATTTTATCAATAAAGGAAGTGTTGAATTAGGTCGACTAATTGAATTAGCTGGAACATCTAAATGTATTGACCCAAGAAATCTGCACGAGAATATGATTCAAATCTATGAAAGTTTGCAGGAAAAAATAGGGGAAGTAGATTTATCACCCAAGGAAGAAGCCAAAGCTCCATACGAAAATCAGTTAAAGGAAGGAGAAGAACTTGCAGTTAGTGGTCTTCTTCGCTTAAGTGCTTCCGAAGAAGATGATACTCCCGAAAAGAAAGCGGCAATGACTTTATGGTTTTTAAATCCAACTACTGTCGATCCTTCTCCACAAAAATGGTCGTTTTTATTTTCAAGTTTATCTGAAGGACCTACAAAAGGAGGAAAGACTCGTCGAAATATTCGTACGAAGAAGTAATGGCACTTGCATTTGTGACTGCGCAACTTCCTGGACTTATTGAAAAGTATGAGCCAGCTATAGAAGAAAACCTTACCGCTGCTTTAACAACACTCAAGGAATCTGATTCCATAAATGCCAAACTTTTTTTAGATAACTGGCGTAAACTTGATGTGGTCGTTGAACGAGTTTTAGCATCTAAAGCTGCTGGCAAAAAACGAACTTTAAAGCGCAAGAACCGTAAACACTAAATGGCAAGTCCAATTCTTTATAATCCGTTCAATCCTAAAAATCGCCTGTTTACCAATACAGATATCCATGCGATTCTTCTGAAGCATAATTCTGATTACAGAGTTCAAAAAAATGAACTGTTTCAACAAGCTATGGTTCATTCTTCGTATGTAAAGCGAGCAGAGTATACAAGCCCTACCGGCGAATCCGCTCAACTTGCAGAATGTCCAAAACACTGTCTAGGATTGTTCGATGAATCATATGAGCGTTTGGAACATCTTGGAGATTCGGTTCTTGGGGCGTGTGTTTCCACATACCTCATGAAGCGGTACCCCGAAGAGAATGAAGGGTTTATGACAGATTTGAAGAAGGAAATTGTATGTAACGAAATGCTAGGTCAGCTCAGTCAGAAAATTGGGTTGGACAGGTTCTACATCATTTCGCGACATAATGAAGATGTGTGTGCTGGTCGAACGAACTTCAAGAAACTAGGAGATATCCTAGAAGCATTTCTTGGAGCACTGTGGACAGATTCTGATGATTTCAAAGTAGTTTACGAGTTTGTCATCTGTTTGATTGAACGGTATATCGATATCCCCAAAATCCTGATGAATAACCGTAATTTTAAGGAACAACTTCAAAAACTGTATCAGGCAAAGTTTCACCATACTCCAACATATTTGGCTTTAGCTTCTTCCCTAAACTCGTATACTATGGCAGCTATTGACGAAAAAGGCAACCATCTAGGGATTGGAACGGCTCCTACAAAAAAGCAAGCCGAGCAGATGGCTGCAAAACATGCAATTGAACGCCTTACGCCAAACTAATCTTCTTCTCACGAGGAACATGGCGGACCAGGAGTTCGCGACCAGTTCCAGCAGCTGCTGGAGTTCCTTCAATTGCCTGCATAACTTCGGCTACACGCTGAGGTTGATCAGCAAATTGTAGAAGCAGCTGAGTGCGAATAGTATCGCGACGGAGAGCAGGACGAGATGTACGAACAGACCGACTAAGACCTCCCTTCCCTTCAATCGCAAAGTTATCAACCTGATTATCACGCATATACTTCAGGATATCATCGGCACCCTTGCTTTTTTGATCCTTGAGTTCCTTAATTTGCTTACGAAGTTCGCGCTCCTGATCATCGGCAGCAATCCAGCTTTTTAGAATCTCCTTTACTTTGTCCGTATCTTGCGCATGGTCTTCCTCGGCCATTTAGCTTTATTATGTTTCCTCGTTGAAAACCTCTTGCCGCCAGTTTCTTGCGACATTTTTGAAATGTGTTCGAGTTTGTTGATGGCTTTCACCATTGGAGGACCCATCACAGGAATAGCGTTAACAAGATGAACCGCTGCTTGTCCAAAATCGTCCTGCGTGATAGATAGTGCTGCACCAGATAAAGCCGCAGGAACAGTGCCTATCATAACCATAGCTGCTCCAGGAGCACTGCCAAGTTCTCCGATATTATTGGCAGCTGAAACACCAGTTTCAATTGCTGCATGGGTCGTCGCTAATCCTAATTTTCCATATGGAACAATGCTTTCGATTGTTTGTTCTGTTCCTGCGAGTCCATCTTTCAGTCCATTTGCAATGCCTGAAATAGGAGTTGGGTCCCACGATTGGATGTAAGAAATAGCACTACGAATTGCACCGTCAGTTACAGGATACTCTAAGCCCCCGTGCATGTTAAAAGCTTTTAGAAGAGCCTTTGCAGACTTCTCGGTAAAAATAGGTTTTGTGCGTTTTTTGTCGTAAAATGCAGATTCCTGGATTTCTTCGGAAGTCTTGAAGTTCTTTCGTTTCAAATAGCGAACAAGATTCATAAGTTTGACAGTTCGTTCAGCCAACATCGTCTTGGAACTTCGTTTAATAGCATTGTAAAGTTTGCGTTCTTTTTGACTGAGTGGCAAGTCTTCGTAGACCCACACCATTATTTAATACTTACAAAACAATGGATGAAGAGTTTGGCAAGCTGGCTTCTTGGAACTCACAATTAGAAAAAGTCATTGCCGCCGAAGGGGAGCGATCATTGTGCTTTTCATGGTTACATGATCGCTCAGAAAAACGATATTCGTCTTTTAGCACATGCATAACTTTGCCGTCTATTGTGTTGGCGACTATTTCGGGATCCGCATCGATTGGTATTGGTCAATTTATTCCGGATCCTAAAGTTGGGAATACCATTATTGGAGTGCTAACTTTATCGGTAGCGATATTGACTACGGTTTCAAGTTATTTTGCTTGGTCTAAGCGTTCGGAATCTCATCGCATTGCCACAATTACATACAAAAAACTGTACCGGTTTATTCTGATTGAGCTTGCACTAACTCGGTCAGAACGTATGTCGCCAAAAGAAATGTTAAAGGTAGTCCGAGATGAAGCTCAGCGAATGGCTGAAATCTCTCCGCAAATTCCTGACCCAATAATTGCGGAGTTCAAGGTGAAGTTTGGAAAGACAACTCCTGAAGTCACAAAACCTGAAATTACGAATGGACTGGACCCAATATATGTATATCCAGCCGATGTGGATTCTCCAATGATTAATGGAAAACCCGCACGAGCTGAAGATATGTTAGACCCAATGTATCGCACTCCAAAGCCGAGTATAAATATTCCAGTTCCACCTCAGACTCGAGTAGCGTCATTCCTTAAAATTTCCACCGACGATCGCATTCAAGACAGTTCACAAAAGTCGTCATCGGTTCATCCGCTGAGCGAGTCTGCATCTGATAATAATCACACTTAGCCTTCTTCTTGCACACCGAACACCACAAGAAGATAGATGCACTGTCGTTCTTGGCATACAACTTCTTTTCCGATTCGATAATTTTTTCGATGGCTTTTTTCCATCGAGCAGGACACATATCCAAAGCAGTCATTTCAGCAAATGCTCGTGGCGTGATTTCTCCATTTTTTAGCTTTGTAGCCCAATCTTCGCAATTTTGGACATATCCTTGCATACCACGAAGATTCTCATACAATGAAATAGCACGGCTTCGGTACATGTTCCAAAAGATCCGGTTACTCCAATCGACTTCCATGTTTTCCTTAATTGCTTGGTCAATCACTACATGAAGCACGCTCTCCTCGACTTCGGCTGCAATTTTAGAATCCAACACTTCAGTAAAGTTCTCAATAACTTTATTTCGGAGCGGACACTCGATAAATACATTCTTTGATCGAGAATGAATGGGTTTTGAGATTTGAATAACATCGCGTTCCTCATCACTAGCGTCTCCGCCACCATCATCGTCATCCAGTTCGAGATCTTCATCATTTTCTCCCACATCTTCCTCCTCGTCATCTGCAAAAGTCCACTCTTGATATAGAGTTTCATATTCAGATGCTTTCAGATTTGTATATGCACTAATATGTGGGTCATAGGTATCCTGATCTTCATTTGCCGATGCTAGAATCACAATAACACCGGAATATGACTCTTCATCAAATGGCGCTGGAAGCATATGTGCGTTCTCGTCCTCATCTGAAGTATATGCGAACACAGAAAGCCATCTATCTTCCTTCAGAGGATCCTGGATCTTTCCTTGGAACTGAATATCGGTATTCTTGTACTTCTTACGAATCCATTCAAGAACATCTGTGTTCTTGGCCGGAATTGTGATATCTGAAAGAACACCTGTAGTTGAAATTGAAACTCCCACCGTCATTGATGTTTACTGCATGATCCCATGTAAGTTCGTTTTTAGATTTATATTGGGTGTGCTTAGTATGGGAAAATGGATTCGATTAATATAGTTAATTAACTCTTAACTATGTCAACATACATCCCTCCGCACAAGCGATCTCAAGTAGATACGAATAAGCCTCCATCATCATCTTCGAGGCTACAGCGTCATCAAACTTTAGGTGTGCCTGACGATATGCCGCCGCGACACAACACGATGGCATCGCGACTTTCAACTGTTCAGGAAACAGTTCCAAAACACACAGTGCCATTACCAAAAATTAAGGAGAAGAAGCCTATTATAGTCGAAGCCCGAGAAGAGTCCGAAGAGGAACGTATTCCACCAAACGACGATGGCTGGACTGTTGTTGAAAAGAAGATCAAGATCAAGCGTGACAAGATTCAGGAAGCGCTTGATAATGGAGATGCACCTCTTTCCGATGAAGAGGAAGAACAAAGTTTCTGGAATGATGAGCCGGAAGAGTTCGAGACTTATTGGGATCGTAAGCCTTAAACTGACGCAGAGGTTATAGGAAGTGCCGGGTTATCATTAAATCCCACAAGTTTTCGGAGTTTAGAAGCTATCCATTGAGATAGCGTATTCAATGACATAATGAATGATATCTCTCCCGAATACAGCCATGCACCCCAAACACCTAATCCAAATGCCACAACTAAAAGAATCATATCTAAAATTGAAATGTATCCATTTGCAGCTACTTGATTCGATGCCCAGTCTTGGACTGCTCCAAGCGTCGTCTTTTTAGTTTTTGCCGATTCTGCTCCTAATGGTGCCTGAACAACTGGTTTGGTCGGCGCAGTTTTCTGACCGGCACGACGGCACTTCATGTATGTCTTATTATCATGAGGCATGGGTCCGCCAGGTAACTGCTCAACATCATTATAAAAGATTTCACGATCACCTAGACCCTGAATAGGTCGTGATCCTGGATTCACATTTTTCACAAGTAAAGCAAAATCGTTCGAATCAATATTGATCATTGATTTGAATACCACCCATTTTACAGGATCACATCCTGGAGTGACTAAAGATCCATCGTAAACATAGTAAGATCCGGCAGGAGGAACCATCTGAAATAATCCCCAGTTTTCTCCTAAGTTTACAGGGGTAGATGCTACACTAGGATTTCCATACGGAATGAATGCATTGAAAAAAGAAGATGCACTTGATTGATGAGGGTTTACTCGCACAAGCGTGCTCACACATAGATTCTTTCCCGTAGGGTTGGTGAACATTGCCACAACTTCAGCATCGGCCTGAATGTTTTCAATCGTGTGGTGGCTGGGGTGATTCACTAAGAGAGCTTGGCAAGTATACCCCTCTCCATTAAACTTGCACGAACCCAGACCTGCCGTATTTTGGAGGACCATACCTTCGTTAGAAATTGCGACAGTAGCTTGAGGAACATAGACATCATCAAATGTGAGTTCGCAAAGTAGATCGCAGGGTTTGGCTGCTGCCTGAGATAAGTTAATCGGGCTCTGATTAGCTCCTGAACAGTTCCCTCCCCACGAGGTACTTGAGCTATACAGACTCATTTGTAGTTTGGCATGATTTTGTATCTTGATAATTATCAATGGATCCGTGGGCAATAGCTTTTGTCACTTTATTAGGACTTATCGTAGTTGGAGGAACCGGGTTCTACTTTAAGGATTCAACAAATGTAGCAGTTGGTGGAATCTCCAAGTTTATTTTCTATATTCCAGTTGCGCTTCTATTGTTTGGTGCAATTGCAGATGTTATTTCACAGACTTTCAAGTTTTCAATTGGAAGTTTAGTCGGAGTTTTAGCATTAACTCTCAATGGATTCATTGGAATGTTTTTAGCTACCAAAACTGTGAGTGAAGTTGTTCAGGCGGTAGCTGCTGCGACCGCATTAGATGAGTATGGAAATCCAGTTGAAAACAATCCTTTCAATGGAGGAGGCCGCGACTTCTGTTCTTTTCCCGGACTGGAAAACTTCGATAACAAGTATGCGCCTCAGAACATTTTAGTGACAACTGCAGTCATGTTCTATTACATGATTGGCGAGTGGGATTCCGGAAACTCCCAGCGCACAGTTGTTCCTGGAGTTTCTCTATTCATTACTGTTGCTGCTCAGATTGGAATTATGTATTCTTCCGGATGCTTAGATCCTTGGTGGTCTCCTTTCGTAGCTATTGCTGGAGGAATAGCATCTGGAGGTATTGGGTATGGAATTGTTAAAGCGATCAATAAGAACAATTTACCGTTTATTGCGAACCAGTCATCAACAACAACTCCTGGAGGATTTGGTGCTGTGGAGGCACCTGTAGATGCAACAAAACCGGCCGACGGTAGCAAATGCGCAGAAGCTAACGGCGATGATTTTGTTTGCGACTTATACAAAAATGGGGAACTTATAACAACTACGGTATCTCAGACACAGCCTTAATTGCTCCACGAATCATGCGATGATATGTCATCATGTCTGTTCCCGTAGCACGCTGCCCACCTCGAACTCTACCGTTATTATCCCGGACTTCTACTATAATTGTAGGAACAATCTTAACATTATGGATGATAGCAAGACCTTTCTTGTCATCGTGCGTATTCACATGTTCCCACTTCACTTCGGTAAAATCCTGCTTCAGCTGCTCAATTGCAGGCCTAATATGATGACAAGGAGCACATGTAGGAGACCAGAAATGATATGCTCGAATACTCATTCTACCTTTGTTATTGTAGGTACGTCGACTATTAAATGGTTTGCAGAAACGAGACGGTAACTTGTGCTGCGGTGCAACTTCTGCTTTGTCAGCTCAAACCCCTTCTTTTTCAAAGTCTTGGTAAGCGCTTGTAGTAGAGCAGTTTGAACAGCGCCCTTGTCCAACTTATCAATATTAGAATGGCACCAAGTCGCAAGATTAGCTTCCGAAACGGGCGGTCCCATCATCCAAATAGGCAACCCTTCAATTGGAACTTCCGCATTACTCACAACCTTGGCAATCGGAGCTTCCGGATCGAGAACACGAACGGCCATTTGATCAACCTTATTATTGTTGATGCTCTTGTAATCGTCACCACCAGTATGTGCCTCAACATGAGAAATAATAAAAGAATTGAACTTTGATAGTTTTGTGGAAATATACTCAATCAGATCACGGTGACAGACAGGCTTATTCTGTTTTGTCTTCCAATCATTTGATAGCCATGCAGGAAGCCATGTGGTCAAGCAGTCCTTGGAATACATAGAATCTGTAAAGATATGAACATCAACTTCAAATCCAAAGTTCTTCTCGATAATGTCGACCGCTTGTAGAATCGCCCGAAGTTCGCCGCGCTGATTGGTTTGTGGTTCAGTTGACACTAAAAGTCCTGCTTGGCTAATTTTCTCATGTTCGGGGAAGAAGACAGCCCATGAACCACGAGCTTTCTTCTGACCATTGCTTGAACATGCGCCGTCGGTAAATACATTGATCACTACCATTATTTAAGAGTAGGACTATGAATGTAAGTAGGAATTCGTTTTGCAATACATCGGCTCATAATAGCCGACTGGATATTGGTAGGGTCTTCTACATGAAACCAAACTCTGCACTTGAATGACCTTTGTTCTAACGATCGTCGCAACATCTGTTGACATGAATATGTTAGGAACTCCGCGTGCAAAATGAGAAGGATGCGGAAACGGGTAGATTGTTTTGCCGCTACCTGAGAAATCCAATTATCAAACCACGGAGCAAATGTGTCTACCGAATTCAATTCTGCAGCATCCACTTCGGAAAACTCACACTCTAAACAATGTGTTTTTTTGTACTCATTCCATATCTTTATTGTTTCAAGATCATTCAGTGGCTCAAACAAAAAGTAATGTGGAGGAGGAAACAGAAGCATGTTAAACTTACTCATTTACTCCTGTTTAGACAGGATCTTCTTGATCGGGATTTCGGTTGAAACAATGTACAGACTGTTTTCCGTGGCTACAATATAGCAAGACTCACACTTAAAAACCGACTGAATCGTGGATGTGTACTCGGAATCTGACTTAACAAGATACTTTGTCGACTCCTGGACACCAATGCAGCACTTCTTCTCTAGGCTATCACCATAGTAATCTAGGTAAATTGGCTTATCTTCAGATACAGATACCTGAGCGGCGCGAACTAATACGCTGGCAGGGGGTACCGATACTGACATTTGTTTAAAGCTCTTGTTTGATCTTGAATCTACTGAACGCATTTAATAGCATCTTCTAGCTTGAAACGGGAGCGCATATTCAAACTTGGAAGTTCAGTTCTAGGTATTTCAAGAACTAACTGAATGAATCCGTGCATCAGCACCTGCAGATTCTTGGCTGAAGGTGGAAGACTCTTGGCGGTTTCAAATAGAAAATCTACATATTGTGTCGTATTTTCCTCAGACTGCTCTGTCTTGTCCTGCTTTGCCATTCCAACCAAATCCGCAGAAACACCAGTCATACACTCGCCAACGGTTTTTTCATCCACCAGTTCGCGGACAAATAACTGGGTCATAAACTTTGCATACCCACGGCGCTTATCTTTCAATTTCATCCACTCAATAACTTTATCAGCATATCCAGCCTGCTCTGACGATGGATATGTAAGAGTTTCGGTCATATTATACAATTTGGGAAACATCTCAGTTTGGACGACCAAGTCTTCACGAATCTCGGGAACTTCATTTGCTAGTTTCTTGGCACAGTCTGCCATCAGAATCGAATACCCTGACTGAGAAATTGCCATATCGAATAAGAGAGTCGTTACTCTGAGACGAAAGTTCTCATCCCGCTTCTTAATGTTTACAATAATCTTTTCAGATAGTTTGTCCAGCGTTCGAGTTGAAATCTTATTTAGTGAACTGAACACATCATCATACTCTGGATCATCGCGCTCTTTGATTCGTCGTACTGATTCTACAAGAGCATTCTCTCTCCAATTATCAGGCTGCGCGGGCTTCTTTGGATAAAACTTTTGAGGAGTACGGTATGGCGCCTTGAATGGTACGGGGGTAATCCGCAGGCTTGCAATGTTATCCTGAACAATCTTTGGCAGCGACAACTTTGGACCGAAACGAACCCCATACACTTGTTCTGCAGTGAGGCTCATTGTCATTGTTACTCATATTTCCTTTCTATGAAAAACGAATCCATTTTAAGTATATTCATTTAGTATAGGAAATGGGGTCAGAAATAGCTACCACAAAGTTCCAATATACTTGGATTTTGTGGTATCATGACCCAAACAACAAAGATTACTCGATGGATGGTTACTTAAAGTTTGTAGATATTTCCACTCCCCAACAGTTTTGGACGGTTGTGGATTCGATTTCAAAGGAAGCGTGGGAGTCAGGAATGTTCTTCTTTATGCGCCGAGGATTCAAGCCAGTTTGGGATGTGCCTGAAAATGAAGCTGGTGGCGCATGGTCAAAGAAGATTGACGCAGAGTCGGCTTATAATACATTTGTAGATATGATGGTTCATTGTGCTTCAAATGAACTTATGATTCATCGTCGCGAGACTCTCGTTGGAGCCACAATTTCTCCAAAGGGTCCTTTCTCCATCATCAAGATTTGGAACAGCACAACCACTGTCTCCGACAATTCATACCTGAATCCAAGAATGAAGTTCTTTAAAGTCGCAGAAGATGTTACGTATACTCCTCATAAAGCAAGACCTAAGTAGTAATAATGCAAATTATTATCAACGGTTCGGTAGTAGAAAAATTAGAAAATTATACAAGAAACATTATCAGTTTTTTGTATAGTTGGTTAACAACTGATGGAGAAGTCTTAGGATATATTTTAGGAGTTGTTCATTTTGTTGTGAGTATGACTATTATCGCAATGGTTTTGGTATCGCATACTTTATATCCGGCATTTTGGTTTCAGTTGGGAGTGTTTGTGTGCCTGTTCATCATATGGCTTCAGCATATTTTTTTGAAAGTGTGTATTTCTATCGTAGCAGAACAAAAACTCACGAATCACGAACCGCCATTTTTAAAGATTATTCGAGATATCCTGGGAATTAATCCTGATGAGTTTACTACATATTTTGTTATCGCTGAAAGTATGGCGGTAGGTTGTTTAGGTCTTGGACTTATATCAAGAATGTCGGTCTATCTTCACGAGTTTTATGGATTTTACTTATAATGAGAGACCTGTTTACCGATGGATGGAACTCCTTTTGGCATTTCATCTTTGGGTTTTTGGGTGCATTTTACCATCCTGTTCTTTCAGTTTTTATAGTCTATCAGATGATTGATCCGTTAGAACATAATATGCTGATTGACATCTTTGAAGGAATTGTGGGGTTTGTTGCGGGCTTGTATTTTAAGCTGAGCATGGCATCAAACACAGCTTGACGCTGCCTAAGTTCGCTACAACATACTGAATCATGAGGAACCAATCATTCTTCATGTGGATTTCGAGATTGTTGCAAAGGTTCGTGCATTTTGTGAACAAAACAAGATGAGGTAGCGAAAAGTTACCAGTAACAATCTCATTCGTCTCTTTCTTCTGAATACTGAACTCATTCTCAGAATCGCCCATAATCGTAGTACGAGACGCAAAGTGACCCTTGCATCCAAAAGTCAGTGAAGATGATACATTCTTAATCTCTACCGTCTTTGCACCAAGCAAAGTCATATCACGGCAAATCTTCTGGAAATCAAGAGATGGCATCGTAATATGGGTCGAAAACTCAGTCTCTGGTAAAGAGATATCGGGCTCATCGCGATCAAGTAGATTGAGCTTGTAACGCGTAACTTGCTTCTTCTCTCCATCCTCTAGAAGAATACCTAGCGTATTTGGATCCGCCTGATCAACATAAAAAGTTACAGTGTCGTCATTTGTAGCCGTTCGCAGAATGCGGTGTAGGTGATCAGTATTAATACCAATGACGAACTTGGGAGCGGAATGGTTGTATGCAAACTTTTCAAACTTATCCGCATTTAATCGTAAATGAACGAGAACGGTGCGAGTATTGTCCATAGCTACCATACGAATTCCTTCCTTATCAAAAATCAGCGACATCTCTACAAGAATACACTTTAGGGCTTCCGTGAGTGTGCGAACAGCGCCAGTTTGGACAGTCTTCGCTTCCACAATAAACTCTGGCATTTTGTTGAATAAGTTTTGTTCGTTTAAAATCCTTTTGACCCATCCTGGATTCGAACCAGGGTTGCGAGATTCAGAGTCTCGCGTACTAACCAACTATACGAATAGGTCGGTTATACTTGAGTTTTAATCTTTAAATAGTTTCACGGCGCTCCAAAACAAAGTGAAACCATCCTTTCTTTGCAATGAACTCCATTTGGCGCATCACAAACCCGAATGACTCGATATTTAGTTCTTTTAAACTAATCAGAAACGCCGTAATGCTCGGATCCGGATGACAAGGGTTCACAAATCCTGAATCTCCCGGAACATCACAACGAGCGAGAATATCCCAAGCATTCATCGAAGAAATGACATAATACATTCGGTTCAATGATGCAATATCCGTTTCACTGAACCCCAAATTGAAGAAATTGCTTTCAGGTTGCATTACTTATCGTCCATTTTAATATCTTCGTTTCCATTTCCGCACATTGCGCCACCGCGAATGCTGCGCTTTACACTGACGATACGGCCATACTTGTTCTGCTTTAAATCTTTACGAGTAAGGCCGCCAGGAGTCTTTTCCGCAGTTCCATTCCAAACTTTACGGCGGCTACCTACCTTACGCTGTGTCTTGTTATTCGACATTATTTAATACCCCATTTATTATTCTTTGTAGGGTGTGGTATATGGCCTTTCGTCCAAAAAAAACTGTTTTCTAATATGTTGTGCTGTACACTGATAGGATACGATGAAATAAAAAGTCGTGAGAAATCATATTTTAAATCCAACATTTCGGTATATTTTTGAGCAAGGTACGACGGCGTTATTTCAGAGTAATTTGAAGTATATAATATTGGGCAGTTTCCATATACTGAACGAATATGACGATTCTCTTCCACGATAGGAATACATCCAGCTATAAGAGCCTCGTAATGTCTATGACAATCCACCCCATTCCCTTCAGGGCTTATCACAAACTTATAATTCGGCAAGAGTGTAAAGTAATCAGATAAAGTTAACATATTGTTCCGGATTCCGTTCGATTCAAGTGTTTCTATAATTGTTGATCGATTCATTCCTTGCCTTCTTTGATCTGTATTCCGTATTCCACAAAAAACTAGGTCTGCATGAGTCCCTATTTGTGTTTCAAGTTTGTCGACCAACAGGTATTTATAGTATAGTCCAATCGGAAATTGCTGAGGAGAATCGGATCCGTCTATAGCAGATGCATTCACAATTAAGTTCTTTTTAGGTTTACGAATTGTTTGCCATTCGCGTAATGTTATCATCGAAGGAACCTATTGTACCACTGTAACATTTCTTTAAGTTTAGCATCGGCGCCTCTTGGATCGGAAAAATGAAACATTTTATTGCGAAATTTATGTTTATTCCATATACGTGTTGGACTGTTAGAAAAAACCGCAGTACCCATTGAATAATTAGAATCGTTAATCGTGTCTCTATTCACCAAGTTACGCAAATTAAAATAAACATTCATAAACGATTGTTCGTAATAATAATAACTCGTATGGTTTTGAATCATAACATGTATGTTTGAAAAGTGTTCTTTCATTCTAATAGAATTCACAAACCCAAATATTCCGCTACAAAATGGGTATATTCTATTTTTTACTAAAAAATCAATGTCTTCTTTTGTATATGTATTTAATGAATGACATTTTTCGTAGTGAAACCCTAATTCTCTGTGCTCAATCGGAGCATGTAACTTATCATCATTAATATTACTAAAAATAGTAATTAGATCAATATCTACAAGTATATCTGAATCCATAAATAGTATCTTAGAATAGTTTGAAATGTCATAATTGAAAATTTGGAGTTTCTTCATTGACGAATCCATGGCAGATATAGAATCAGAACATGGGACTACTTGAACTCGGAACGCCTTAAGTTTTTCTACACATTGATCTACCAGCAAGTTGTCACATATAACCATAACATCAGTCGTGTTATGTTTCCGAAGTGAACGAATTGATAGGTATAGTAAATCTAAATAACCGGGATCAAATCCAACAGTATAGTAGACTAGATTCATTGTTTTCAAACCACAATTGAAGTTCAATATTGAAACTCAATTATGGGTTTTTGAAACCCTTACGCTTACAGTTACGGTTCAATTTGGTTTCATGTTTAGTTGGAGTACGCGAGGCCGCCCATGCCGGACATGACGCGGAGTACATTGTAGTTGAGCGCGTAGACGCGGACCTGGGCCGTGCGAGTGCCGGTCACCGTGTTGAGTGAGACCGTGAGCTGTAGCGTGGCCTTGTCGATACGGGAGAAGTTGCAGCTGCCGCTGGGCTGGTGCTCCTCAGGGCGTAGGGCAAATGAGTAAACATTAATGCCCGTGGATGGGGAGCGGCTGTGGTGCTGGTAAGGCTGGACCTTGTCGAAGTAAGAGCCCTCGCGCTCCGTGAAGCGGTCCTGGCCGTTGAGCTGGAGCTTGGCAACCTCGACCGGGTTCTTGCCCTCGCAGCGTACACCGGAGTGGAGGATGACCTTCGCGAGTAGGTAGTTGACACCCGTCTCGAACTCCTGGACGCCTGAGAGATCGAGCGTGTCGGCACCAACCATTGACGAGTACTCCGTCGCGCCCTGGCCCAGGTTCATCGTCGCATTCGAGGCGTTGACAAGGCCAGTACCGCCAGTGGCCGCACCCGAAGTCTGCGAGAGTAGAGATACAATGATGCCATCCGTGGAGAAGTCATCGGAGTAGTTGAAGGGCTGCGCACCGCCAACCGACGCGAGCCAAGTGGCCGTCGAGCAGTCAACGAATGAGTCGCGCTGGACGACCCACTGTAGCTCCTTGACAGGGTGGTTGAAGTTGAGCTGAACCTTGTTGGATGAGCTCGTGATCGACTCGGCACCCGTGTACTGTACCTGCTCAATGAGGTACTCGTGGGACTGCTGGGCGAAGCGGCGGCGCTCCTCCGTGTCTAGGTAGACATAGTCGACATAGAGAGAGGCAGCGGCGAGTGACTGCGCATTGGCGGCAATTGGTACACCGACGCCGGCCTCGGCGTACTGGCAGTTCTGCCAGGTCTCGAAGTCTACATTGATGCGCACCTCGTGGTACTGGAGGGCGATTAGGGGAATCGCTACACCAGGGTTGCGGCAGAACCAAAACTGGAGGGGAATGTAGAGCGTCTTGGCGGGCGTGCCAGCGCGAGGTAAGCATGAGATCGTCGTCTCGTTCGCCGAGCAAGTCGTGTCTAGCTTGAGCGCGTTTGAGCGCTTCATGAGTACTAGGTCGTGCGTGTTGCCGACCATGGAGTCGAGTACGGCAATGTTACCAGCATCCGTGGCGAGCTGCGTCCAGATCTGCATCCAGTCGCCGTACTGGCGGTCAATGCGCTGGCCGCCGATCTCGAGCTCAACCTGCTTGATGAGGCGGTGGCCGATGTAGTTCAGCCAGCGGAAGCCGGCCGCAGAGGAACCGAGCTGCGTCGTAGTTGACACATCAATCGCGGGTAGTACAACCTGTACATATGTCTTGTACATTAGGTCAGCGTTACGGTTGATGACGGCCGTTACACGCTTGTTGAAGTCCGCCTGGCCGTTGAAGGTAACCTCAATCGACTCTACAGCGAAGTTCGTGTGGCGCTTGTATAGAATCTTCCAGAAGGTAATCTGAGGGTTGCCGGAAATATAAATATCCTGGGCTCCGTACGATACCAATTGCATCAAACCACCGCCCATTTTGTGTTTATGCTCTACTGCAACAAAAAAAAATAAAGGGAAAAATTCCACGAGAGGGCGACAAAACAATAATTAGATATGTGATATCATCATAAATGGTCGGGTAACTTGTTTACGACTTCATTTCGTGATACAATAGCATCTTCTAACGAAGAATGACATGAACAATGTGTTACCCCAACCCTACTATTTGTAACTCGTACAACATATGTGTTCTTCTGTTTCGTTATATACTTTTCACCCGTTGAGTTATTGCGTTTAAAGTTGGCTAAGTCTACATCAAAGAACTTCCATTTAAACCCTCCAGCGTGTTTCTTTACTCCGCGACATACTGACGAAATTACGGAAGGTTTTGCTCCAGTTTTACTAGCAGCGGCTTGTATACTTTCAAACTCTTCAAGTAAAGTATCGTAATCATCATATTGTCCAACACGCTGTTTTCGTCCTTTTGAAACAACTTTAGCTTTTTTGATAACCTTCTTTCTTTGTTCAGTACGCCCTTTTACCAATGCTTCTATCACAGTCTTGCTTTGTACGAATCCGGCTTTTTTCTTTTCCTTCCAAATCTGTTTCATCTTTTCGCTTATAGCAGACCGTTGTTCGGTAGAAACAGGTTTGCCAAAGTTATGATTTTTAGCACCCATCTTTCGTTCACTGCGAGCTTTCCTCATTTCATCGGTGTATACAATCGTGCTAGGAACACCTTTCTTCTTTTCGCTAATAAGTTTTTTAGTTTCTTCGTTGTGTCTTGAATTCTTGCCTCCAGATTTCAAGTTATACCCGTTTGGCGACAGGGTCTTGAATTTTTCAATATAGAATTCTTCAAGTTCATTACATGCCTCGTCAAAACATATACATACAATCTCAAACTTGAAGTTTTCAATACCGTATTTTACATAAGCGTTTAACAGACATCCCCCTAACATAGTCTTACACATCCGCTTATGCTGATTCCATCTCGTATGGATATCCGAATGTAAAGTTTGCCCAACATATTGCTTTCCGTTGGTAGTGTTTGTGATACGGTAAATGTATCCCATTGGTTATACTAGATGCATATGTGACCGAATAAAATCGGTTTTCAACATAATGGACGCTCTACTTTTTCCGACCGCGAACCCCATCCTCAACACCTTTCTCCGATCCGTAGTACTCATTTTAGCGATGGTTTTTGGATTTAAGACCACAATTTACACTGCATACTGGGGAGCAGTGATTCACGATGCGATCTCTCTTTGGCTCATTCGAAACATCGTTTGAGTCTCGAATGTGCCCCCTCGTGGAATCGAACCACGGACCTTTTGATGATTAGTAATCAATACAAATCAAACGCAATACCACTATGCTAAAAGGGCTTATTTTTATAAGAGTTAGTTGCCTGTAGATCCAAATCCACCGCCGCCACGGTTATCGGGAGGAGCAGGTAGATCCTCCAGAGAATCTACTAGAATAACTTCATTAAACGGAAGCCAATTATGCTGAACAATTTGGAAAAGCCGACGACCCTGTGGAATTGTGTAGTTTTGAAGTTTTGTATCCAGGCAATCTACGCGCGCAATCAGCTCACCACGGTATCCGGCATCTGCAAGTCCAATTTGGTTTGACATACGCAGAGGTGTCAGACTCGTAGATGAACGGGCTAGAAGCAGATAAGGAGCCGGATTTCCAATAGAATCTAGAGCAGCGGCCACAATGCCAGT